CCTACTGCGCCTACTGCGCCTACTGCTAATAATGGAAGCGATGTGACCCCTGAGGGCGAAGAAGCAGCTAAAAAAAGAGTTGAGGCGGCAAAAGCAGAAGCTAAGAAAAAAAAGGAAGACGAAGACTTTAAAAAAATAGCAGAGGAAAAAGGAATAGGTGAAGCGCGTGTACAAGCTGCACGCTCTACACAAGATGCTATACCAAATGTTAGCCCTGTTAGCCCTGCTACCCCTGTAACCCCTAAACCTCAAAATCCCGGTGAAAAAAGAGCTGCGAATGCAAAGGCTGCGGCTGCGGTAACAGCAAAGAATAATAAGAAAAAAGGTGGCAAGGCGACTCGCAAGAATCGCAAAAACTAACCAATTCGCTTGATTATTGAACAATAAAATTAATAAATGAATTTATTAATTTTATTTGAATTACATGTGGTTAATGGCGGGGAAGCTTCTTAGAAGCGGGGGAAGCCAACCAGGTTGGCGCCCACACCGAAGCCAGCGCCCTGGCGGGCCGTGACAGCGATAGAGGGGGAGAACGTGTCCAGCAGGGCGAAGGTGGCGAAGGCGGCCGTGCCGATCGTCAGAACCTCGCCAAAGTTAGGCTTCTTGGGGTTCATTACGAGCACGGCTACAAACGCAACCACAAGGCCCTCAATTGTATACTTCAGTAAAGAGGTTAGTAAATCACCGAGAGAAAAGTCCATCTTATACTTGATGCCCAGAAAATTTATTAATGCGTTTGCTTACTTTAAGAGAAACTATTATTCATTGTCAGAATCAATGCCCACTCAGCCCAAGGAAGACTTCCTCGAGGAAGATGCTGAAATCCGCAGCCAGAAGTTTGTGCTCCTATCATTCCTGAGCCCCGAGAACGTGCTCGAGAAGAAAGATGAGTTTTTCTTCGGTGAATTCATCAAGCAGTATGAAGTTGATTATAAGATACGGAACCTGGAAACTTTCCTAGTTTCTCTTGTCCGGGGAATTAATGATAAACTCACGGCCGAGGCCGATAAGATGGATTCCACTAGTTCTACGGATCTTAGCGGCGCTTCAACGATATGCCGTAAGTCTCGTCTGAATATCGGAACCATCTTGGAGTCTTATACCAACTATGTAAAAGAGAATGACGCGGTAATCAAGAAGACTACGATCAAAGATGCCTATGATGACTTCCTTTTTAAGAATCAGACAAAGCTTGAGGAGGAGTTCTTTGCCAAGAATGAGTTTCGCACGAGTATTCGCGGCCTCAAAGTCCGGGGAGTTACTGGAACACACGGTGAGGCAGTAGCTCTATCGAAGAAGCTCCAGCGTAATGACCCCATTCACAATATCTTCTTAGGCGAAGTTGGAAAGTGGCTGCCTTGGGATCCCAAGCCTCACCAGGTTCAGGATCAAGAGTATTCTGAAGACCAGCTGAATACACTGATGAAGCGTTACAAGGACAATGAGGAGGCTCGTGACAAGTTTGTAAGTGACCAGCGCAAGGAGTCAGTAAAGGGTTCAAAGAAGGGTCCTGTATCATCTGATGGCAAGCCGGTATCCGGGGGGTCATCAGAAGGTTGGGGGTCTATGTTTGATGGTCATCCTGACTTAGCCATTCAGCGTAAGAAGGCCGGGGCAGAGCCTTCTTCTGGTGAGCCTGCGCCCACGGTGGCCGAAGCAGCAGATGCTGTGCCTGTAAACACCTTTGAGCCCAGTTCCTAAGCCCAGATTCTAAAGTATTTAGTCTATTAGCATCCCGATTTGCTTATAGGCCTGACCTTGGTCTGGCGCAGCAATAGAAACACAGCTGTTATTCTGGCAAAATGTGCCCTCACCGCAAGGCGTAGCACTACGCGCACAGGGAGCGTTAATGCCATTACATTGCTTGGCCCCGCATGAAGACATATCGGTTGACAAAGAAACAGGAGACATGAAGTTCTCACTACAAAACCCGCGCACGCACTTCTGTCCCATGGGGCAGGTATTGTTAGCCATACAAGGGAGTCTGGCCGCCGCGCCAACCGTGGAACCGTGAGACATATTGTATCGGCGTGAGCTGCTTGACCCAGCGGTTTTCATGATAACAAACGCAATTAAGGAAACTATAATGACTAATCCAATTCCAGTTCCAAGTTTTAACGCCATTGCCTCTGATGATACATAGGAAATTTAAGGATATACAGGAAGTTCATTGGCAGGTAGATTAGAGGGCTTTGGAACTCCACAAAATCCATTTATACATTGAGTTCCTACAGCGCAGGTTGGTAAGTCTACACCGCAACGCACGGCGGGTTGCCCAGCTGATGCCAGGAATCCTTCCAATTCTTTACGCGAATGATATCCGGAAATACCTACTAAAAATAAACCAATAGCAATAAATACTATAAATGCTAATGAAGCCGGTATCTTCATAATCTATTATTACGGGTCTAAATATTTAACATATATACTATACTATATATGTCAAACATGTGGAAAAACTTTATTGTGATTGGAACCTATGAATTACGTAATAACCCTTGGCTTTTATTAAACTATAGGTTCGTCTCACAATTCCACAAACGATATATGGATGTTATGAGAAATCCTACAAGCGGTTGTTTTGTTGTTCTCTATAAAAATTACGCCGCTGATTCTGTTCCCATTTATTCAAAGAAGGGACAGAAACTTTTAACAAAACACTGTTATTTTTAAGTGAGTTCAATAGGCATACATACATCCGAAGAATGACATCCAAATATACCAAGCACTTACCCGTGATAATTCCCAGAGCCAGAAAATTGGCAGAAACGGCAAAAGCAATGGAGGGCCTCCTACACCATATATGTAACTAGGGCGATAGGCATATGGCTGGGCAGTATATACTACTTGCTGCTGTTGTATCACTGGCAGATGCTGCGCTTGTAGCAATGGCACTTGCTGCGCTTGTAGCAATGTAAGAGCAGCGGGATTATAAGGTCTATAAAATATTACGTTATGACCTGGTGGAGGCGGCGAAGAAATGATCCTCCAAAGCGAAAACATGGTTAGCTATATTCTGCTAGGTTTATACTTCAATTTTTCAATATAGTTAAACCACCAATGGATTTAACTTGATTTGCGAACTTGAATCTGCGGACCCTTCAACTTTAATGAAGATGCGGGATCATAGCGATTTGTCTCGGCTTCTTCCGCGTCACGATAATGGGCTGCGCTGTGGCTCCAGAATTCAGGCGCTCCAATACGGAAGTCACCATGTAGTTCCGCCTTATACCAAAAGATAATGTCCTCAATCTTATTGCTGACTGTGTTGTTGCTTACAACAAGACACTCGTAATTGGTAGTACATTGGTCCATCACTTGACAGAAGAATTCAAAGGAGGGAAAGGCGGATCCAAAGTTCTCAAAGATGCGACGACGATTGCTGAGATACGGTTCACGCAAAATAAATACATAGTCTACATTTGTTCTCAGAATCGGAGGAATACCTAGCGGATATTGCATAGTAATCAAGAAAAAGACTTTCACCCAGCGACCGTTTAAGAATAAATACCGAATATTCAAATCACGAATCCATGTATCGTCGTATAGACAGTCATCTAAGATTAAAAATGAACGAGGGTCTATCCGGGATGTTCCTCCAGACGCCTGTTCTTTCATAATCTTGTTCATAATGAGCTTCTGACGATTTACATAGTTCTGGATGATAACAGGGGAATAGGCGCCGTGAATAAATAGAGGAGGGACAATTTTCTTGTAGAAATCATTTGATTCTTCTGTTCCACTGATTACAGTGCCAAGTGGTATATTTTTGTGATGAAAGAGAACGTCCCGGACTAATGTCGACTTTCCTGTGCGGCGACGACCAATAAAAATACATACGGCATCTTCTGGAATCTGAGCCATATTGAATTTCTTAAGTTGAAGATTCATTGCTGCAGAGGCCGCCATATTTGAGTACTACTGAATTCAAACTTTTCATAAGTTACGAAACGGCGCATTTTGCGCGCTGGATAGTCCAGTGTCTGAACCTTGCCTAAAGTAATGTCTTCTCCCTATCCTTCCCTTCAGACAACCGACCTACCCTCTCCCATAATTTGGGATATGAAACCATGTCCAGCACTACAAACCGCATTAGAAACTCGTTTCAAACCACTACAGACCACATATCCCGGTATGATACGGTTTGGTAAGACAAAACAATACAGTCCCTTTCTACGTTTCGATCATACCTGGCACCTTGAAGAATTTATAGGAGATGTGCCTCAACGTTCTGGAATGTTTTCTGCCAAAATACAAGCCTACAAAAACAGCCAACCTCAGGGAGGCCTTGTAGACATATCAGGATTCTGTAAGATTACACACCTCTTAGATGCCTTTAAAATGATACAAGGTAACTATCCTATGGCGCAGCATCCTGCTCTGCCTTCTCCTGGCCGCAAGTCAGCGAAGGTATATAGTAAGATTCATGACCCTCATAATCAAGCCTATGTAGACGCAGTGGCATGCTATATGTTGAGCAAGTTTCGTGAAGGAGATCACTCGCCCCACTTTTCTCTTTTTTACGGAGCCTACCTCGGAGTTGCGAAAAACTATTATTATAATATCACCGAAGATTTCTCAGATATGAGATTTGAATCTTGGTTTTGGCGTAAACGCGCGGAAAAGATTTTTACATTAGTTGGATTTGAAGGAAGTACGCCAATACATTCAAGTGATCCTCTCATGGAGCCACCCGATAACTTATCTGACTACAGCACGAGTTCAAATACTAATTCTACAAGACATAGTGTAACAGAAATACATGACAATGATAATATATCTGTAAATAGTTCTGAAAGCCTACACTCAGCTTCTATAAGCACAA